ATTGTTTGTCCAATCAGGTGATCTCAGCCAGAAATCGTGTATTGCAGGACGTGCCCGTTCCAACCAGGGATGGACTTTCCCGCATACAGTACGGTTTGCGCACGTTAACTGGAATGATGGATCTGAACAACTGCTCCGCAACTCTGGAGCCACTCTCTAACCAGGAGTGGCTCGATAGGTACGATGGTGGTAAGCGTAGATTGTATGCAGACGCACTCAAATCTCTTGAGACCTGTGACTTTGTCAAGAGAGATGCATGTGTGAAGGCCTTCGTCAAGGCCGAGAAATTGACGAGCCCCGACAAAGATCCGCGTATGATCCAAGCGCGCAGCCCGCGTTTCAACGCATTGCTGGGGCCCTACATTTCTGCATACGAACGACGACTCTACGCTTGCCGCTCTGCCCGCATTGGCAGAGGAGGTAGCGGCGCCGTTTTCGCGAAGGGGAAGAATCGCGACGACCGAGGCGCCGACCTCCTAAAGAAATTCGACAAGTTCAACCTGAAACACGGCCCTTGTGTTGCTCTAAGTCTAGATGAAAGCCGGTTTGACGCTCACGTCCACCTCAAGGCTCTCAAGATAGAACACGAGGCCTACATCAAGGCATTCAAGTCTCCCCACAGAGAGAAAGTACGAAGACTTCTGCAGTACCAGTGCAGAAACAAGTGTAGCACCCGCCATGGACTCAGATACACGGTCAGGGGCAGGCGTATGAGCGGTGACACAAATACCGCCTGCGGCAACTGCCTCTTATCCGTATGCATGATCATTGGCGCCCTACACGATACCAACTTTCCGTACGACCTCTATGACGATGGGGATGATTGTGTCCTTATTGTTCGTGTACAAGACCTACAATGGTGCTTGACCAAGCTACCAGGCATTTACCTGGGGTTCGGGCAGGAGCTGAAGGTAGAAAATGTGACTAGACACTTTGAGCAGATTAAGTTTTGCCAGAGCAGGCCCGTTCGCATTGGCACCACCGCAGTTCTGTGCCCCACCCCGGAAAAGGTCCTGGCACAAGCCTACGTAGGTTGTCGAGAGTTCAATGACCCCCGCCAACGCGAAAACTACCTAACGTCCCTAGCCGACGCTTATATCCTAGAACATAGTGGAATCCCAATGCTCGAGGCCTTCCATCGTGGTGTAAGGGCCCACCTAACCGGTCTGCGGGTAAAACTGACAGACTGGTGGTGGGACCATGTCGCTCGAAAGGAATCTCGGTCTGGCATTTCGGACCTCACCCGCGTGTCCTTTGGTTTGGCGTTCGGCTTCAGTCCAGAGTTTCAAATCGCCTTCGAGGAGGCGTGTGCGAAGTTGCCGAAGCTATGCGGATTGGTAGTACGGAGATCAGTCGTCTCCGGGTTGCTACTACCGTCTTAAGGCTTCGTGTGACTCGCGCTTCCCTTTCCCCCCCCCCCC